GGCGTCACGTTCGTCCATACGCCCGCAGGGCCCGTAATGGCCCCTTGCGCGAGCGCGGTCGGTAACATGCCCCCGACCAGACGAGGGATATAGAACGTCGGCATGAGACGAAAAACGGAGCCAGCCGCAGCCAGCTCCGTCCCTTCCGGCCTTAGCCGATTTCGCGATAGACCACGCCGAAGGACCAGCCGGTGAGCGTGCCGGGCGTCGACGTGAACTGACTGAAAAAGCCGCTGGTGCCGCCCGGCATGAACTGCATCGTCTCAGCAGGCGTCGGCACCCAGAGCCAGCCGTTCAGGACGTTGAAATTGTCCGGATACACCTTGATTTCCGCGCCGCCGCCGTTCGCGCTGGAGTTAATCCCGGCCGTGCCCGCCGCGCCGGTCGTATTGCCGACCAAGTTCGCCGTGGGCAAGCCCAGGGACGTTTTGGCAGGCGTGGCGCTCACCATCGTGGGGAAGACCGTCACCTTCGTGCCGAGGCAGACGCCTTGCTGCGCGCTGGTGGCGTTGGCGCGCTGGCTGACCCACGCCCGGAGCACCTCAAAACCCGGGACGCCTGCGCCGCCTGCGCTGGGGTTCAGGAACACCAACTGGGGTGAGGCTACTACCGTCTGGTTGTCGCCCGATACCGTGTAAGACCGATCAGCCATGAGTCAGATCCTTTGTCAGAGCGGGGCGGCCATCGGCCTGCAATACGAACCGCTGCCCCGGACGTTCGTAGTCGATCTCTTTCCCCGTGCGCACGTCGATATGTTTGTAGCGCGGCACCTGTCCCGTGCCCTTGCATTCTGGGCAATCCACCACGCTATCCGTGCCCGTCACCGGATTGCGGCCCAACCACATCTTGCCGGGAAACCGCTTGTTATCACTGCAGGCGATGCAGCGCATGGTTCCGACCGGCACGGCGATGAACGGGACAATTTCGGTCATGCACTTTTCTTCGCGGTCCCGTTCGCCTTCGGTAGCCCGCCGACCAGCGCCTCCAGATCATCGGCCGAGAATTCGGCCAACTGTTCCTGAATGGCCTGCATCTGCGCGCGCTTGGCGCCGTTGACCACCAGATCCCGATCCGCAGGCGACAGGGACGCCAGCATGATCCGCATATCGGCCATCGGGTCCGGCGCTACGAGGCCCGGATCGACTTCGACATAGCCTTCCGCCAGCTTCGCATCGTGGTCTGACTTCGACCGCACGCAGATTTCCGTGCCATCCACCGCCCAGAGCAGGCGCGGATAGGGATGCGTCTTGTTGGCCTCCGGATCGTCGCGCGGCCCGACTGCCGACCAGAAGAATGTCGGGCGCGGGTCGTCGGCCGTGGGCAGGAGCCGCAGATCATGTAGCTGCCGCGGTTTGAACGGCGAGGCCTGCCGGGCGGCCATCCCTGAGAGGGTCAGGGATCCGTTGTTAATAGCCTGCTGGATTTGCGCGAGAAGTTCAGGCGATAAATCCATTAGGGTTCTTCCTTGTGACCCTCGGCCACCTTCGCCGCATGGGTCGCCTTGTCATACACACCGTGATCTCAGTCCCGTCAGGCGCCCAGAGCAGGCGCGGATAGCCGCCGACCTGCTCAGGCCCCGACAAGATGTCGGCCACGCGCGGCTGTTCGGGCGCGGCCTCCGGTTCCTGCCACTCGTCCGTGTGCTTCTTCGCCATAGACTCCCCTTCCTACAAGCCGTTATCCCAGCGTCACGCCTGCGCTCGAGCAATTCGCCACGGGCGCCCAAGTGCCGTTCTGCGCCTTGATGGTGAAACACCCGTTGATGGTCGCCGGGAACGTCGCCATGTCCGAAGAGGTGGTATTCCCATAGAACCCCGCGGTATACGTGATCGTATGCGCCGCGGCCGTGGTCGAAATGAAGATGATCGTATTCTGCTGGTCGATGGCCGGAGCCGCGAGCGTATAGGCGCCAGCGCTGCCCTTGGTCAGGTAGATGATCGTGTTGTTGACCGGCACCGTCCCGGCGCCGGTGGGACCGGTAATCGCGCCATCTGCGCCGAAACTCTGCGTGTAGGTCACGTTCGGCGCCACGAGGCCCGCCGACACAAAATCCGTCGTGGGTCCGAAAATCACGGGCGCCTTGACGCCGTGTGGTCCGGCCGGCGTGCCATTGTAGCCCGGCACGACTCCGATGGACGGTGACAGACTGATGTCGGTGACGCGGAGCATTTCGCCGTCAATCAACATCAGATGTTTCGGCGCGATGCCCGACGCCGACGTGAGGGACACCAGCACGTCATTCTGGGCCTTGGCGCCGGAGAGTGTCGTAGCCGTCAAGGCCATGTCAGAATCCTTTCAGTTCGGTTTCCACCAGCGAATTCGTGCCGCTGAAGGACGCGCCGCCGTTGAAAGAGACGCCGATGATGGTATTGACCGGCGTGGAATCGAAGGCCGAGGACACCACGGACAACTGGCCGAAGCCTGACGCGCCGGTCGAAATGAGGCCGGTGGCCGCCAGCGCATGGCTGCATTCGCAGACACCCACCAACACCGCCGCACTCCCGATCAGCCGGAAGTGGGCCGTGACGGTGAACAGCCCGCTATCAGCCGCCGCCGTGCCGGCGCCCCACGTGAACGTGAGAATGGCGGCATCGGCGGTGCTGCCGGCCGTCCCGATCCGCACGATCACGGTCGGGGTCGCGGTGCCGGCGGCGGTCTTGACCATGTCGAACGTGCAGACATACCGCATGCCCAGCACAAAGGCCGACGGGGGCACCGGAATCGCGCTGCCCACCAGATACGTGTCGGCCGCATACGCGCCGGAGACACTGGCCGGGCTCGTATTGGATTTGATCACGCCGCTCTGCAGCGAGGTGCCCGCGCCGAAGTCCAACGGACTACCAAAGAAGGCCGGGGCGCCGTTCTCATGCGGCAGCGCCAGCGATCCGTTATAGCCCGACACCACGTTGATCGTGGGCGTCAGCGTGGCATCGGTCGCCCGATACCATTCGCCTTCGCAGTAGATCAAGTTGCCCGCCACCAAGCCGGTGGCCGAGGCCAACTTGAGGGTTTTATCGTTGGGCGCCTTCGCGAGGCTCAGGGTCGTCTGCGTCAGCGCCATGATTAGCCACCCACCACGCAGGCGAGCTCCTGCCGAAGCACGGCCGTGCCGTAGAGCACGTCCAGCCGCTGGATCCACTGGTCGGTCGTTGCCACGTAATCACGAATCACGCGGATCGACTTGCCCGATTTCTTCGAGGCCGCCCGATAGGCGCGGTCCGTGCCGCCCGGCAGCGGCATATCGACCATGGCCAAGGTGCCAAAATTCTTATTGGCCACCATGTTGAATGGCGTCTTTTTGCCGGTGATGGTCGAGAAGTTGGCCGCGGGCGTATCGTAGACGTAGATGGCCGCGTTGACCGGGGGCTGATTGCTGACATTTTGCAGCTGGCCGCTGTAATACAGCGCGGGCGCGAACGGAATGGTCAGCGTGCCACTCACATCGGAGGTGGTGGCGGTCACGACGAATTGCTGGGCCTGCCCCATGTCCTGATAGTTCTGGGGGTTCACCACGTTGACCGGCGAGGACGCGGAGATAAACGAGAACTTGTCCCCGGCGTTCAGCGTCGAGGCGCCCGATTGCCATCCCGTGGTGGACACCGTCGTCGCGCCGTTGCTGGGTGCCGTGCCGACCACTGGCGTGCTCGTGCCGAGCGCGCCCACGGTTTGCACGTAGATATTCTGATCCATCCGCCACGCCATGCCCAGCGTGCCGCTCTTGGTCATCGACCCAGTATCGTATTGGCTGCTAATGTCCTTCACGCTGTTGAACAATGTTTTGAGGTTGTCCATCAACGTGTAATCCGCGATCGGATTCAGGAAGGCATACCGATCTTCCGGAGGGCAGGCGTTGTTATCGAGCTTGACTTTGGCCAAGCCGTAGGTGCTCAGCGCCGTCGGCGTCGTGCCGGGCGTGCCGACCCAGTTGTTGAGGCCCTGGGCCAGCGCGCACACGTCCTGATCGATCAGGTTGGAGAGCCGCACAATCTGCGGATAAAGGATCCGCTGGCGATAGTCGTCGATGTCCAAGGTCAGGTTCTGTGAACTGACCTGGGTGTCCACGCCCCGCTGATACGACAGCGTCAGCGGCACCTGCGTCTCGGTGATGGCTTCAATCTGCGCCGCCTGCCCGAGACGACCCAGGTAGCGGGGCGGCTTGCGGATGTTCAGCGTCTGCCCGAGCACGGCGCCTCCGAATTTGAACTGATCGGAATACTCGCCGTTGATCGCCACCATCACATCGTCTGTGTTTTCCAACACATCGAGGGCTTCCATGGTGACGACCGAATTCGTGAGGAATGTATTGGCCATCTGGCCACCCCGCGTTTACCGTCGATTGCGCCGCCGTTGTTCGTTCCGCACTTGCTGATACCGTTCAAAGTTCCCAGTATCGGCCACGTCGGACAGAGAAGGCGCAGTCGTTTGGCCCCCGGACCCCACAGGCTGGATTGGGGCGGGGAGCGTTGGTAAAGGCGGCGCGGCAGTCGAGGCCTGTGAAACGGCTGCCGGTGCCGGTGCGAGGGAACCGAGCAGACGCCAGAATTCCAGCGGATGCACTGACGCCACTTGCTGCGCCAGTTCGGCATTCCTCACGATCGCATTCTGAATGTGCGCACTGTCGGGATGCTGAATAATCGCGGCCACGCGATCATTCGGGATGGGCACGTGTGCCCCCGGCCCGTTCATGCGCACCGCATCGAAGTCCGGATAGACCTCACGGCCCTTGGCCCATGTTCGTTCGGCCTGACTCATGAAATCGCGAGAGGCCCGATCCGCTTCGATGCTTTGTCGGATCCGGGCGTCGATATCGAGTTGTTGCTGCTCAGTCAGCCAGCGGCCGGAGTCTATCACGAATTCGCCGTAGGTTTTGTATTTTGTGCCGACTTCATCTTCGGAGGGCTGTGGACGGCCCTGCGGCGGCGGCTGATAGGCCGGTTGGGAATATCCCGAATTCCCCCCGTTCGGGACCGACGGGGAAGACGGCGCAGGCGCGGGCGAAGACGCAGCCGGGGCCGCAGGGCTGGGCGCGGCGATCTGCGCTTTGAGCGCATCTAACTGCCGCTGGAGTTCAATATTCTGCGCCTCGAAATCTTTGGCGCGCTTGGTGAGCTCGGAAAACCGCTGCTGCCCGCGTGTGGGTTTCGGCGCATGGGCCTGCGCATCGGCAGGCGCCGCGGGCGGTTCCTCGACCGGCGTATGCC